AGATAGGTTTCCCTCTTGTACGTTCAATGTTCCACCAGGCAAACTCAATCCTAAAGCCTCTTTAAATATCTTGGTAGCCCTGCTTGAGTTCATCACGTTTGCAGTAAGCGCTTTAATTCCACCATAGCCTGTCACTAACTGACCACCAACCCTGAATAGATTGTAAGCAACGCTCTCTTTAACTCCTAACGCTTCTTCTTCTTCGTCAGTAAATCCAACATTCCACAAGGTAGATGATTTATCTGTATCAATAACATCATCGTAACCCAACTTATTAGCGCCATAGTTAATAGCATCCACGCCTAAATCTATAGTGCCTTGAGGCAAGTCTTGCATCACACCTTGGGCTAAACCTCTTGTAGCATTAAGGAACAAGTCTTTAGCCTCTTGGTGCTTAGGATGGTTAGGGTTTAAAAGTATTGCAGGTGTAGTGTTACCAAGTATAGGCATAACCATATCTACAATATCTTCACCAACACCCATTACTTTAGATATGTTCTGTTTTATGTTGTGAGTAATCTCTGCGTTCTCATTCCAAAACTTAGTTCCTTTTGGATTTGGTACAAACGCATCAGACTTCTTATTAACCAACTCATCTGTCTCACCTAAAATATCGAATAGATTAAGGTCATCAGCGCTTGTTGGTGTAGGTTCTACTACAACATCAGGCTTGGTAAAGTCTGTGTATAAATCCTGTGCGCCTTGAATAGCGTCAGCACCTAAGTCATAAACTTGTCCTGCTCTCTCTTTAACGCCACCCAAATATTCTGAGCCTAATGTCTTAGCACCTTCATACATATCAACTGCTGTATCACCTATGCCTTGGAACATTTCGTTTCTTTTGCGTTGTTCCTCTAGCATTTTTATTGCATAAGGGGTTAAGTGACTAGGGTAGTTAGGTTTGTTGTCTGTTGGTGCTACTACAGGCGCATTACCACTAAACGCCATTTGGTTCATGCTATTCAATCGTTGGTCAACGCCTTGTTCATAATTAGTCTGACCGAAGTCGTCTGTTGATAACGGTGTACCGAACGCATCTGTGTCTGCCCAATCTTGTCTATGTTGTGTCTGTGCTTGTTGTAGGCTTTCTAATGTATCAGGTGAAGTGTTAGGTGACATTGGACCTGTTGTAGGATAGCCAACGTCTTGCATTAATGCTTCTCTAGGGTTTGTCATCCCTTGCATCTTTAACAACTCTTGCAGTTTCGCTTCAATCTTTGCTTGTCTATCCTGTTCTGCGTAGTAATCCTGTTCAGCATAAGCGTCTGTTGTTGGGTCAGATAAAGATTGTTCTTGCGTAGGATTTACTGCACTTTGAATTGTTGGCGATACATCTTGAGGTACAAATGGTGTGCCTGAATAATACTCATCACCATAATTAAGTAATGATGGCTCTGTTGGAACTTCAACCGTTGGAAGGTCAAACATAGGACCTTCTCTAGTGTGTCCTGGTATTAGTGGAGAGTCAGGATTAGCGTTGTAAGGAGTGCCATCTTCAGTGAATCTAACTTCCTTGTAATCTTGGCTTGGGTCATATCCATAACCACCGCCTGTTGCTACAACACCTGGTTGGCTTAATAAACCTTCAAATAAACCCATATTAATCCCCTAGAAACATAGCAATGTCTTGTTCTGTTTGTTTTTGTTTCCACCTTTCAATCATAGCCATTTCTTCTTCTTGGCTCATAATACTATTAGATGGTGCGAATGCTGAGGCGAATGCTGATACTTGAGGTATTGCTCTTACTAATCCTCTGACTAACGGTGTTGGTCCTGTTCTAAGTGCATCAGGTGTTAGAACCTTACCTATATCTTTAGGTCTCCACCCTTTAGCGCTTTGACCATATTTTCCGTATGCTTCATCTGACTTTGTAACCTTTGAAACATCGTCTTTAATTAAATCCCAAATAGACATTGATTTCTCAGTAGGTGTATATCCTGTATTCCACCAATCCATTAAACCCATCAAACGACTCCCTTTATATTGCGTTTTATAGGCTTACCCCAAGATTCGTTCATTGGTCTGTAACCTATCGCCAAATATCTAAAAGCATCTGCGCCATGTGATGCCCAATCATGTCGAGGTCTTGAGCGCCAAGTCTTACCGTTTTCATCCCAATCTCGTGTGTAGTTTATCAAACAATCAATACCTTTTTCACATTTATTTTTATCAAACCAAACTTTGTGAATCATAGAACGTGCTGATTGAATACCGTCATCCACTCTTAGGTCAGGTGCTATCTCTACGTTTCTAATACCTAAACCATCTAATGTCTCTAGTCTTGACTTGCCTGTTCCTAACTCTCTAACCCTCACGTCATGAGGTAATATGTGCTGTTCGTACACGTAGCCTTTCTCTTGTAATACGATAGCATAGTGGTCTAATCCAACACCTGATGCCTCGTAATAGTCAATGATGTGTATCTCTGTGCCTATGTACTGAGCAAACCAAATCGCTGTGGAATCACCGATGCCTAAATCCCAAGCAGTTACTACACCCTTGTCTCTATCGTATCTAACCTCACCTATTCTGTCTTCTTCCTTGGCTCTACGCATCTCTGTTGAATAGTAAGCGCCTTCACTGAACACAAGGAAACCGCCATCCCAAATGTGTTCGTACATATCAATACGCTTGTCTTGGTCTTCTATACGTTCGTTGTCTAATACTTCAGGAAACCATGGATTGTCTGTGTAATTGAGTTCTACTATCTTAGAGTCTTTAGGTGGGTCTGTTCTGAACCTAGCGTGTGTTGCACTGTGCTTGGATTCAGGATTCCACGTTACCCATATCTCTGAGCCTTCCTCTCGAACGGTTGGTATGAGTTTTTGCCATGCCATGTCACTTACTGCTTCTGCTTCATCTACCCAAGCCAACACGATACGTGCCTTAGACTTAATAGCATCTAATGAGCGTCTTAGTCCTGCAAAGGTGTAGTGAATGTTGCCATCTTTAGAGCGAATGTACTTCTCGCCCACGTCATAGTAATCATCTAACCAATCAATAGAACGAATAGCAGTCTTGATTTCTTCTAGGGATGAATCGTCTAGGGAGTTCATAAACTCACGAGCGCATAGTATCTGACCACTCTTGCCACTCATGCCCCAACGATAACCCATGATTGCAGTCATCAAAGCAAAGGTTCTTGTCTTGCCTGAACCCCTACCCCCAAAACTGCCCCTATATCTCGCCTTACCTTCAAACACAGGAACTAACTTAGGTGGTAACTCTATCTGTGCTTTACTCACCTTTTGCTACTAATTCAATCACTGTAGGTTTCATTGAGCCATCACTTGATTTTAAGTCTTGTTCGACCTTATCACTGTAGCCATGATTATGTAACATTAACTTAACAATCGTTGGATTGAACTCACTTGTAAGACCTTTGTTAATCAATTCTGTTGCTTGTTTTTTCTTAATTTTCTCTAACGTCCTCGAAAACTGTTTATGTTTAGCCTTCCAATCGTACAGTGTACTGTCTGAAATGTCTAGGTAGAGCGACAATCCTATTGCAGATGGAACAACGCTATCTATCTTGTATTCTGTTAGATATTCGTCTGCTTTGTCTTGCATTTCTTCATTGTATTTTGTTGGTCTTGCCATTAGTGCATCTCCTTTTGAGGTGGAGCAATAAGTAGTTCAAAGTCTAATTGCTCTCTCAGTGATTCAACTTCATCATGTGCGTCACTTATAGACGCATCTTCTGCTATTATCATTAAAGCACATACATACAACTCAACAAATTCTTCAGGCTGATAATCGTTAAGATGTATTCTCTCTAACAACTTTTCATTCATTTATTTAGCATCGATTCAAAATATAAGTCTTCGGGTCTTGGCAACACTATACCATACTCACTAGCAAAGATGTCTATCTGCTCTAGGTAGTCCTTAAACTCACCCACCTTTAAATCAGTCGTAGAACGTAACACTCTGATGACATTTGTCTTGGTAGTTACCTCTTCATACCCTAGAAACTTGTCTCTCATAATAACGTGCATCTCGTCCTTTGTATAGCCTGTTTCCGTCATGACTTTAATCCATTGCCAATACAGTCTGTTTTGCTTAGTTGAACGTGAGTCTTTATCTTCTTTTATCTCGATAATAGCCTTGTCTGATTCAGGGAACTCATGGAAGTGACTAACTATCATTGATTCAATAATATGCCTCTTCTCTTTCTTGCGTTCAATTACTCTTTTCATGCTTACCTACACAATCACTACAAAAACAATCCAAATCCATCATAGGGTCACACTCTTCTTCTTGCATTCTTTCAATAGGTCCAAGAAAACAAGTGTCATCAAACTCAAACTCCTTTCCGCAATCATCACATTTGTAATACATATCTTTACTCACATCAACCCCTTGCTAACTAATATCTCTTGTGTTCGTTTCATCCCCATTAGATGACTCAATAACAGATATTCTTTGTCGTATTCACTAGGCTTTCTTCCGTCTAATACATCAT